ACTCTTCGGCTGGATTGGTGCGTCTCAAAAGAAGAATCTCTGCCAGAAGTGCGGTCATAAATGGTGGCCAGGAAGATGAGGTGATAATATGGCTCTTATTAAATGTCCAGAATGTAGTAAAGAAGTATCAGATAAAGCAAAAACTTGTCCTCATTGCGGATATCCTCTTGCTAACAATGAAAAAACAAATACTGTCTTAGTTAATGGTACAAAATATGATATATCAAATATAAAAAAACAATACGATATGATTTCAGAAGAAAATAAACAAAGACTTTATAAAAGAGCATCTTGGCAATATCGTTGTTGTTTAAATCCAGAATTGATAAAAAAGAAAACTCCTGAATTTGGTGGAGATAAAAGTTTCTTTGGCGGAGATATCACTCATGAAATATGTAAAACTTTTAACTGGTGGGAAAAAAATGACAAGATGCACTTGACATATAAATTTTTTGTTGAATGTGTCAACCATGGTTTTGAATATTTTGAATTTAATACTGATAATTATCCGATTCCAATTCCGAAACAATCACCAGCTTACCAAAACGTCGTCCGTTGTCCACGCTGTGGTTCTACATCAGTTACAACAGAAGAACAAGGTTATGGACTCTTCGGCTGGATTGGTGCGTCTCAAAAGAAGAATCTCTGCCAGAAGTGCGGTTATAAATGGTGGCCAGGAAGATAATAGATGAGGTTTACTACATGTTATTTTTTAACGATACTGTTGCGTAACTCCTAATCCCAGTAAATATCAGTAACTGTAACAAGTACAGCACTTTATTATCTAAAACTTGTTCCTAAATACTGTTATTATATTTCTCAATTTTATTAAGCAAAGATGTATCTTCGGCAATGTATTACGATGATTACTTCGATAGTTTTTCTATAACATCAACGTCAAAAGCGCCTGAATATCCTTTATGGATTCCCAGGCGCTTTTATTCATGCAATATTGAATTACTCTTTGTTCCATTGTCTGGCATCATCACATATGAGATTTGTTCTACAGTTCCAGATAGCAATTCTCTCTTGTACTTGTAAAATGTCTTACGAGAAATACCTGCCTGGCGTATAGTCTCTACGTCGTTTAAAGAGCCACCAAAGCTCTTGTTGTGCTTCTGGATGATATCTTTAGCTGCTACTGACTTCTTCGTTGTGAGCTTGATTCCGGGCTTCTGACCGATCTGTTTACCAACCAGTCTGGCAGTCTCGATTCCCTCAGAAGTCCTCTGGTGCAGGTCCAGAACTTCTTTCTCTGCCTGATCGAATGCAAGTTTGATCTGTTCTTTAGCCAGCGCGAAAAGATACTTGTTGATTCCATCCAGTATAAAATCAACATTCGTTCCTGTAGTCGGTATTCCGCCCTGTAAGGCTTTCTTGTACGTATCAGTGTTGATATGTGGCTCTTTCAGAAACACAAGGCTTATTCCCTGGTTAAACAGCTTCTCATACATGACGAATCCCTCTTCTGCATTACGGCTCATTCTCGAAACAGAATCGAAGATGATTGTATCTCCGGCAGTCGCTTTATTCAGAAGTTTATCCAGCTCTTTACGTCCTTGAAACTTTGTCCCGGTGTATACCTCTTTAACGATATGTGCCTGCGGATGGGATACAAGGATATTTCTTACCTGTCGGTCAATATTCTGCTTCGGTGTACTGATTCTTGCATATCCATATTCTTTATTCATGTTTTCTTCTCTCCTGAATGGTATTTTTAACGAACGTTACTTCTACCACACTGTTATCTGTGGCAGAAATAAACATTCATATGTAGTTTTACTACTCTTCTTATATAGGTTAGTTTTACTACTATATAAGAAGTTACTCTTTACAAAGTAATTCCCGGAACATTTTCAGGCATTCTCTGACACCTGCTTTGAATGCATTAGCTTCTGTAATAGAAGAGAGCTGAAAGATTGTATCTTCAGTAGGATTCTGAATAGCTTTGTCCATAGCTTCTTTTACTTCCGGTTCATGCCCACTGTTACACCAGTTGTCAAAGAGCAGATAAATAATAGCTTCTTTCATTTTGTGATACCTCCGTAAATTTCTTCTGTATTGTCGAGTTGTTGCCAGAGTTGTACCGCTGTTTTGAAGCCAACATCAAATGCCTGACGTTCAAGTTTTTCGCAGTATTCAGACAGCAGAGAAGTGAATTGTTCCTGCTGATCTTCAGGAACATGCTTTTTAATAGCTTCAGTAACAGAATGCTTTTGATCTAGCGTGCATCTGTTACCAGTCCATAAGCTGAAAAGTGTTTGTAATATGTCCAAGAGTTCACCTTCTTTCTTAATATCCGACTATGATCCAGTGAATTATCATTGCTATGGGAGGAATTGCCAGAATCAAGAACAGTGTAGCACCGTACAGAAAACGATATACTTTATGCTTGATAGTCTTCTTCAGATTTTTTTTGAATAACTGACACCACTGGTCATAGGTCAATAAAGTGTCTGTCTGGTTCATGGTTATTGTCCTCCTGTTGTTAGTTGCTCAGTGTTTCTGAAGGGGTAAAATAATACCCTAGAAAAAGTTAGGAAAAATAGTAGTTATGTAGCCCGTCGTGCCGATAGCACAGCATAGTTCATATGACTACCTGACCGCCGGGTACGGCAATCAACGCTTACAGCTTAAAGTCCTGTTTATCGTGGCTGCAACCACTTTGATGATTAACTATTCTGAACTGAGATGTATCTTCGAGCATCCTGTAGACATTCTGCTTTAGTGTTTCCAAAAGCTACAGCATTGCCCCAACTATTTCGTGCAACCCATTCTGAGACTGTACCGTTCTTCTTAGCTCTTAAATTTAAAGGATCATAGTGTTCGATTCTTTCAAATGTTAAATCCTGAAGTTTCATGTTCTCACCTTTCTCCGGTTGACCTCCACCGGAAGCATAAGCAGTTTATTTAACGTATAATCTTATGTACTGGATGATTCTTTGATACTCTGCAAGGCTTCCTAAATCTGCTTCGAGACGTTTGCTGTCAAGAGTTCTTCTTTCGCAGGTGGAAAGCTTAACTGTGAAGTCGTTACCAGTCTCAGTCAATTTTTCGTTCGCATCCATGTAGCCGATGATCTCACGTTCAACTGCTTTTAATTCTTCTTCAAGCTGTTCTTTCATTGATTTAAGTGATCTGTAATCTGCAATAACCTTTTCTAATTCGTTCATTGTTCTACACATATATTTATCCTCCTGAGGTTTGATTTCTTATAAGTAGCAACCCTTTAAGCATCTTCCTGACTATTGTTACTATACTGTTCACTCACAGGTATATGGCTTAAAGTTTCTGGACGCTTTCGGCTGTTCCGGTTGTTTAAATGATACTCAGCAACAAAGTACTGTGTCCTCTCGCTAGTTGATTCTTCCGCTTAACGGCTTCTTGGTTAAGGAGTAAAGTGTTGATTGGCTCAACTTGTTCGGTTTTTTGCTACGTTCCGAACACGGGGCTTTCTTGTCCTACCGTTCCTGCTTTCTTCAACTGTTTTGCCGGATCATGTTTATTCTGCATTCACTCCATCTGATATATTATTTATCAGCATAACTACTATGTTACTTGTGAACCGCCCTATCGCTTCATCCGGTCTTTCCTGCTTTCTTTGTTGCTGTGTTTTATTTGATGACTCAATTATATATTGGTACCATTATAAAATCAAGATGGAATGATGCACAAATATATTGGTACAAATATGTAAATAATATACAATGGTACCAATATATTGCGCTTTTTCTGCTGTTGACGCAAAACTATATTAGTGCTAATATATACATAATAAAGAAAGAAGGTGAACGGATGACTGTATCTGATGCGCAGAAAAAAGCAAATAAGAAATATTTTGATAACAACTATAAACAGGTAAAATTGTCAATGCCTATTAAAGAAGCAGAAGAGTTAGAAGAACATTGTAAAAGATTTCAATATACTAAAGCAGGATTTATTCGGGACGCAATAAAAGAAAAAATTGAAAAAGATATAAGTAATAATATGAGATGAACAGGCTGTATTGTATACGGTCTGTTTTTTTTATAGTTAAATATATTGGTACTATTATATATTCTGCACAATTAAAATCTGATATATTTGTGAAAAAAGCGAATTGAAAATATATTAGTACCAATATATAATAACCTCATAAAGCAACAGAACAAATGAAATAACAAATAAAAAGTTTTATGGAGGTTAAGAACTATGGCAGCAGCAAAAGCAAATGTATATGAAATGAAACGTAAGACAAGAATTGAACGTGTGTATAATGAGGACACTGGTTGGTT